ATGTCGTATCCTCTGCGTTCGAAGTTGTTTAAATTTCTGCTTACTGGCGGTTTTGCTGGCATTTTTTCCGTCTGCTCTTGGTTAAGATAAACATCGAAATTACTGCCGAACAGGGTTTTTGGTCTTAGATATATCCTCATATCATTAACTCCGCGCTGTAATTCCTCTTTTGTAGGTTTTCTGCCCCACTCATGGTATTTTTTATCAATCACCGTCTTAAAGTCATCCAGAGTGTATCCTTCATTGAATCTTGCTTTTATTTCCTTCTGGTTACTCTTAACATCCCACCTTAGTTTCTTGCCTGTCTTTTCATTCAGGTAAGTTATGATCTCTTTGTACGGGACACATATATTATTATCTTTATCTTTATCTTCTTCTTTATCTATATCTGTAGCGTGACTTCCCAAATTTGTCACACTTACGTCACGTGACATTTCTGTGACACACTCAATTTTTTGTTTTTCCCTCTGTTTTTGCTTCCTGATCCGGTTCTGCTCCCTTATTTTTTCAAGTGCTTCTGCGTTCTGGTGTTCTTCCCATCCTGGGATTGAGAAAAATCCATTGTCCATCACGATCATTTCAAGCTGCTCCAGTGATTGCAAAGCTAATTTCACGGTATTCTCTTCAAAATCCAACTCGTCTGCCAGCATTTTAGGCGTGTACGGGATGTTTTGCGTTAAAAATACCATGCCGTTACTATTACACCGGCCAGCCATCGTGAGTAGCATTACCCAGATCAGGACAATATTGTTCCCGTCCGGTAATTTCCGCAGATGCTTGATTTTGCGATTATCAAACATGTCTGTTGTAATCTTGATCCACTTTACCTCTGCCATCACTCGTCCTCCGCAATATAGACCACCACGCAAGGCGTGTCCGAGTACACTTTTTCAATCTCCAGACTGGTCACCTGCTTATCATCGGTGTATGCGACTCCGTTCAGTCCATCCAAAATGATTTTTGCAATGTTGTCTAAGTCAGGCTTCTTATTCGGCTTTATTTCTCCTTTTAATGCTTTCTCCTTATTCTTCTTAGACCAGCTCTCTGGAATCGGAAATTTCGCTAAAATTCGAACTCTCAGAGGTATCTCTGTATAAAGAACACCTGCGCTTTGTTTATAAATCCTCGCAACTCCCTTTTCATATTTCTTGGTTGCGGGTGGTGTGTATGTAATGACCTTAAATCCGGCTCCGCGGAATCTTGGTCTTGCTTTTCCGACCGGTTTTCCCGGAATTGTAATTATCATTCGTTCTCCTTTCTGCTCCCGGAGTTGCCGGGAGACAATGAATCTGGCTTACTTAAGGTATTTGTGACGTACTACACAGCAGCCATGAACGGGTTACAATTTATAGCAAAGGTTTAACCCTTACTAACATAGTGAAATTCTTGCCGGAACTGTTCTTCTGTTCCGTAGTGCTGCAAATAATACTCTTTGCAGCGTTTTCTTAAGTATCGGTCAACTTTCGATGCATTCTCTCCTGCCCTTGTTCCGTTTGGATGCAGATCCGGTCTCAGTGGAGCTATGAATCCGTAATCTTCCGAAAGTTCAATTTCTCTCGATGTGTGGCTAAAAATATGATGACGCTCCACTCCGTAAACTCCTGTGTACATGCAGTGATCCATATCTTCTGTAAATATGCTCCACAGCTTCTTTGGTCTGCCGGATGCTCTTTGATGACCTTTTTTCTTTTTCTTTCGCTTCGGCTTTGGGAATGCCATGTCACTGTAATCAATACTCACAGTTCGATCCCCCATTTTTGTCTAAGCTCTTCTTTTTCATCTGGGGTCAAAAGGTCTGCATCTGGTATTCCAACCTCTCTGCAATCTTCCAACACGCCTTTGATGAGTCTGCTCATTTCCTTGGTGTTATACTTGCTTGACCCTTTGTAGCATTGCAGAGTGTGTAATGTTTCAACTCTCCCTTTTAGGTCTTTTACTTCCTGTGCTCCGCGATCTATCACAATTCGGAACACTGACTGTGCCAGATAGATATCTTTTTCCCTGAGCGGTATGTACTCAAAAGCACCGTGGGATTTTAATTCATTTAGGTACGCTTGCCACCTGGTGATGTCCAACTTTTCCGCTAATTTATCGAGTAACACCCATAAATAAGAGTTCGCGTCAAGGCTTCTCTTTGCTCTGTACGGCTTTATTTCAAGCGTTAATTTCTCATAATCTTTCAGCTCATCGTAGGCTTGTCGGAAGTCCTCTATAGGCTCGAATAGAATGGTCAGCTTTCCACTGTGATAATCTGCGACAGGTTCTTTCAATCTTCCTGTAAACCTCATTATTCTTCTCCCATATTTCTCATAAGCTTTTTAAATTGCTCCACTGTCAGTTCTCGCAAACCCGACACCTTATAATGCCGACACACATTCGCTATTGTCTGCTTATGCTTCGGAATGCAAATTTCCAGTGTTTTTACCTGTGACTCGGTCACATAGTTTTTGAGAGGTTCTTCTTGATTAGCCGGATTATAATTTCCGACATTTCTACCAAGCGAAAATACTACTTTTCCGGTTTTCTCATTTTCGATTTTCAGGGCATCTATGTTTCTTTCTTTGTCATAACCAACATAACTTACCCGAAAACGATCATAACAAGTGCTTCCATTACCATTCTGTTTCGCGGAAATTTCGCATTTATCGGATGGGATCCAAATAAACGGAGCGGTATATAACTCTCTTCCGATTCCCCAATTAAAGCAAGCTCTCTTAAAGCTGTCAGATGCAAGACCCTTTTCTTTTTCGGTAAAGCTTTCTGTTCCCGTGTCTTCTTTTGGAACCCAGATGCCTTTATCGCCATCCCATATACTCACGGTGCAGTTTGCGTTGTCTCTACTGTGTTCTCTTTTCCAATTTAACTTTCCAACAGTTTCATCCAAGATATTCATATCGCACCTTGCGTCTTTGTATAGTAATAGTGATATCCCATTACTCTTCACCGTTGCGATCCGACATTCAATCTCGTTCGCTTTTAATGTTCTAAACTCCATATTTATCACCTACCGGATCTGAATATTATTGTTCTGCACCAATACAACACCAGAGAGTTCAATTCCATCTTTCAGTGCCTTTTTCACCTTGGTCTTGTCCACCTCTGGATCAGTGAACTTCAAGTATTCTTCATCCAGTTTTGAAATGTCTTGCACCTCTACGCTCTCTGATTTTCGGTAGGAAATACTGACCCTTGCTGTCTTGAATTTTTCTCCGCACAAATATCCAGACAGGTATTCTTTCAAGTTTCTTGCCTTGTTTTCACATGATTTCTGGCGGTCAGCCAGTTTATTTTTCTCTGCCTTGATTGCTTCTGCATCAGATAAGAGGTTTTTGATCCAGAGAGCAATTCCCTCTACCTTTTTGTCAAAATCCATCTGCAACTGTGCCAGCTTTTCCGGGTCGATAATCTCGCCTGTTTCCTGATCTACACAATTTAAAATCTCTTCATCAATTTCGTATAATGTCGCCATTTGTTATTTCCTCCATAAAATCACAATAATTCTGATAGTGCCTTTTGCGTACCCTAAAATATCTGTCTTTTTCAGCCGCTTCTTGATCTGTTATTTCTTCCAGTTCTTCTGTATATCCGTACATATTATTTGCCCACCATATCTACTGCCTTTTCCAGTAATACTTTTGCCAAAACGATTGCATCATCTAGTTGCTTATCTGTTGCAATATTGTCAAACAAATCGTAATCTCTATTAGCAACAAATCCGTTTTCTTGCGCGCAGAGAAGTATTCTGCTACCGTAGTTCGAAAATTCAATGTTTACATAAGGGTACCCATCCTTACCTTTTCCACGCTCTTGAATCTCAAGAATTAAGTCTAAAAGTTCATGTATTTTCTTTCTATCCATTGCTTATCCTCCTAAAATCTGTTAATATAGAATCGTATTTTTTCCTGAGTGCCTACGGCTCCCCAGCCTTTTTGTAGGTACTCATTTTTAATACCCAAATATCAACCACCATCCGATCAACGCCAGCACGAACCCGATCACGGCTACTGCAACCTTGTGCCAGTAAGGCTTGTCTTGCACTTCCGGCAGCTCTACAGAGACTGACCGGATATCCCAACTGTTTAATGCGTTCGGCTGCTGGGTGGTCTGGCAGTGATAAGTTCCTTTAATCTCCATGCTTGTCCTCCTTTCTACCGCCTAAGCGGTTTTCTCTTTTCGTATCAATGCTCCCTGAATAATCCGGCAACATCCATCTATAAGTTTTTTAACTTCCTCTTCTGTGCGATCCACATAACAATCATCATGTACTCGGATTGTTGCATTTTTTACTTTTACTGTTTCTACGATCAAAATCATCACCTCTCTACTATGTATGCAGGTTGGATTGTCCAAGGTATGTTGTCCATTCAATCCTATTTACGCTTCGTTCCAAACCTATCAATTATCATGTCTGTCACATCGGTAACAAAGTTCATGTTGACATCAAGTAAATGATCAACAGCCTTTTGGATAATACTCATAGACTCCCGTGTCACTACAAGACTTGTAACGATTGATGTTATAATCGAGCAGATGGTGCTTGCTATTACAATTTCCATGTCAATCCTCCAATTCTATAACCAGCGTGTCAATAATGGTTCTTATTGTTTTCACAGGTTTTTCCAAAAATTTGGGGTCTTCTCCGGAAATGCTTCCAGGTTCATATATATTTACTGCCGTACCCATTCCAGTTTGGTATACAACTCTCACGGGTGCATCTTCTCCAATTACATTTGCCAAGTCCGCCAACCTCAATGAAGATGGCTTGTCCGCCTTAATAGTTCCAACTTTGATATCGGACGGCTTATCGTCCTTACAAAAAAACCGAACATCCATATTTACTGTAAGTTCTGCGATATCATCTCTCTCTTTCTGTTCTAATTTGTATGATTTCACGCATTTAAGTTTCTTGCCGTCTAAAATTACCCCGTTTTCTATTTTTACAGTGCTAAACATTGTCTTTTTCCTCCTTATTTAAATTCTGACTGAAGTACTTCTATCTTCGGAATCAGTTCTTCCAGAGATTGACTTATCTCCTGATCAGTACTCCGAGAATCCATGTAATAGTCATGGATAGTTGAATACTGTCTTGACATATTCACAACTGAAAATGAAGCAAAAATCACAAAGACAACAAGTGTTACAAGCAGACAGAGGGTCTTATGTTTTAGGCTATCCACTTCTGTTTTAAGTTCTTCTGCCTCTTTTCTTAACGCATCAAACTCAATTTGATCCATTCTCTGCGATTGAGCATTGAACATCTTTCCTGTACGTTTTTCTGCTTCTTGAACGGGATCCATTCCCGGTGTTCCCGGACTGCCACTCCAACACATCCTCTTTTTCCTCCTTTTCTTCTATGCAACTCCGTATTTAATAGCCAGTTCTTTTACAATAGCCGTATATCCCTCAATCAGTTTCTTATCATCAGCAATCACATCAAGATAATTCAATTTGTCTCTTCTGGATTTGCAAACACCCTCATCTGCCATTCTCCTACGCCTGTTCGTGAGTCTCTGTTTTACATTCACTCCCATGCGTTTTTCCAACAGCTGATAGGATTCCGCTCTTACATCTTGATAAGACTTGCTGTCTCCGCATTCCATGCCGATTCTTCTCAAGATTCGTCCGGTATCTTCTCTCCATGATGTTGTATCGATTGCAACAACCTCACGGATGCTTTCAATCCGTTCTTCCACGTGCTCAAGCTTCTCTGCCTGACGCTTCTGCTCGATTTCCAAGTTAATCATGACCTGTAACTGCGGTGAGAGTTCTTGTGTGGCAAGAGATGCCGCTTTGTATTTCTTTTCTACCCGGATGAAATATCTGCGTACTTGCTTTCCTTTTTCGTTCCGCTCAAGCATTGCCATTTCTTTGGCAGTATCCAGTTTGATTATGTATTCCTTCTGCGTTCCGCCGTTTACTAAATTTTTAGTAAGCGTATCAAAATCTTCTTTCTCGCAAGCATCTACGTCTCCAAGTCTATTTTTAACCCAATCGTTAAATCTGCTTTTAACTCCAAGAACCTCATGCAGTTCTGAACCGTATACAACTTTTTCTCCTGTGCTTGTCTCGTATACTGGGACAAGTTCATTTTCAATTACTTTTAATTCGTTCATTGTTCGTCCTTTCATCATCTTGCTTTCTTTGTTTCTTTCAAAAATGCAGATGCAGCCATCGAAATAATCCCATCGATCTTTCCCTGTGCTCTTTCCGGAAGCTTGTCCCAGTTCTCTGCAATCCTTTTAAAATCCTCCAATCTTTTCTCTTCCTGATTTCTTGTGATGTTTTCTAATGTTTCACTCATGTTCTCACCTCTTTCTTTTTGAATCTTTATTGTCATTTGTTTCCATATCTCCTATAATTTACTTACAGGCATCTGCCAATGCCGAGTA